GTTGTTGAACGTGATGGCCTTGGCTGTGTTGATTGTGGTTGCCGTCTGGGTGGTGGTGTCGTAAAACGACCCATATCTTGCTCGTTTGAACTCTCGTGGCGGAGGGGTCATCTGTAAACCCTCAACAGATTTATTAAGTTTGTCCACCAATGCCAAAGCCTGATTTGCTTTACTTTCAGCCAATGCAACAGTCACTGCAGTTTCTTGCGCCAACAATGCGATTCTGTCTAGTGCATCTTGTGCCTTTGCGTTCAATGCTGCATCATTAACATTAGTCTCTTGCGCTAAAGCAATGATCTGCGCTAATGCTGAATTTGCGCTAGCCGATGCATTGTCTGCCTGATACTCAAAGTCAGTCCCAACAATAACTTGCAAAGTATCAACAGTAGAAAACAATAATTCAAACTGTCTGATCTGTTGCTGATCGGTGAGGAACTCCGCAAGCTGGTCACGGGTCAAGTTTAATCTGCGGGAAACAGGTGCGGTTGCCATCAGTATGCCAATGCCTCAATCTGGGCTTCTAAGCGCACATAGGACACATGGGCATCACTATCACCACGGAAACGCTGGATGCGCCAGTTTCTCATATGACCCTGCTGAAACCATGCAAGGCGCTTTTGGCGGTTGCCAATCGTGCCAACAGAGATAAACTTTTCCTGTGAATAAGTCTGCCCATCTAGTGAGTAGCTGGTGCTGATTTTCGGGTTTTTGCCCAATGCAATGCTACCCGTAAGGCTCACAAGTTCCATCTCATTAAATATTGCCCCATTACTCTCGTTGTAGACAATCAATGTGCCAAACTCCCAACGTACTTGCTGACCCCAATGGTGGCCTGTATCTTGTACCAAGTAACCGATATTGGTGGATTGCGGATCACCCACCATCCACTTGTCATAGACCCAAACTAAGTTTCTTGCTAAGTATTGTGCAAACCCATTTAGAGTTGTGGTCAGTGTGAACCAGACAGGAGTCTGTAATGCCTCAGATGCTGATGCGTCATAAACTATGGTGCGATCAGGCAAATGCACATAAAGGTGTTCGTGGTTCTTGTCGTTTCTAGCCTCTAACTTGACCAAAGCTAATTGAGCCTCGGTGTATTCCAACAAAAGATTGTCAATTTCCTGAGTGCTGATCTTTTGAGTTGTTGCCGCAGCGCCCACGTAGATACTTGGTGCTTCATTTCTTGCGCTGCCTAAAAAAGCAATACGGTCAATAAAGACACAGCAAGCAAATGTTCCAACAACGCCCTTTTGGATTTGTGCGCCATCAATTCGTGCAAATGGGAACAACTCACCGCCTATGTTGTCGAACACCTCAATCGTGTTGCGATTCAGGGCAAAGACTTCATTTCGCAACTTTAGTAGCGCAACCACTGGGTCTGGGTCAACTTCAGAACTACCATATTTCAGCGGATTGACTTGTGTTGGGTCTGACAATTCTGTGACGATCAAAAACTCGCCATCTGTGGTCATAAAGTAACCATCTATCCACACCACATCAAGCACCAATCCCAAATCGGGGTCAGTTACTTGCGTCAGAGTTGTGCCATTCCAGTAATACAAGCGCCCACCGGATGCAATCGCAAGTAAATCAAAGCTGTAATCAAATGTCACCAGTTGATCTATTGGCCCACCAACATCGCCCAGCACGGTTACTATGCCTGCGCTGTCGATCTCCACCAACTTTGTACCCATGACTCGATATAACTGACCTCTCCAGTTGATGCCGCCTCGGTCAACGCCTGGCCCTGTACCGTTTGCCACAATCCCATCGCCTGGTCGCAGAAACCCATTACTGATGCCTGACTGCTTTGGCACAGGCACAAGATTCACTGGGTACGATGTACGCAGTTCAGGGGTGCTGTCGGTGTAGATACCGTTCAAGATAGGGATTTGCATCACTTGGCCTTATTGCGTTCAGAGATGCGCTTTGCCTTGGCTTTGGCATCTGCTTTTGATGATGCGCCCCAAGCCCTTAGACTTAACAGCAAACGGGTGGGTTCACCATCTTTGTACTCAGGGCCAGCATTACCAGCCATGCGAGCCAAGAACGATGCTCTTCTAGGATTGTCACCAGACTTGACAGGAGGCTTCAGGTTCATGCCCTCGGCCTTTGCCGCAGCCCTTCCTTTGGCGTTCAAACCGCCTTTTGGATTCTGACCTTCTTTTCGTGCATAGGCTGGAGTTTTCATCTGAACCCCTTGATCTTTTCTGCAATCTTTTTAGGCTGCTTGGCAAACTGCTTTCCGGCCTTAGTAGCCTCACGTTTTGCTCTTGTGGTAGCCGCATACTCAGCCGCACTCAGGGCTTTGATAGCTTTCTCAGGCAGATATCTCTCGCCTGTTTCAGACGATGGCTTTCCAGACTTGGTGCGCCAGTTTTGGCTTGACCAATCTTTGAGGCTTTTTTGTGTGGCTTTCATTTATAACCGCCACCTTTTTCTTTGTACTTCTTTGCCAACAATTGGGCTTTGCGAGCCGACCATTCGCCAGCCGCAGTGCCTTGCACAGCCGAGCCTTTGATTTCCTCAAAGAGCCGCTTACGCATGGTTGGCTTCGTGTAGTTGCCAGCCTCATTGACCGATGACTTGGGCTTTGTAGCCATTATGAATCCGTGCCTTTGATAACTGCAAAGTTAAATATTGGCTGTTCAGTTGTTGTGCCGCCAGTGGTGCGGAATGTAATATCAAAAGAACCCAAGGTTGTCTTAGTGACCATCAAATCATACAAATCAGTGCCAGTGTGCTGAGTTAGGATAATCGCATCGGTGGTATTGACGGTGCTATTGGTCACAGTGAAAGTAGTTGCGCTTGTTGTTCCTGCCGCAGAAAATAACGTGATTTGACCAGTTATTTTGTTAATTGTCACACCTGTGGTTCGGCTTGTGCCTTGAATAACTACACCGCCTGCGCCTGTGGAATAACCAACACCAGCCGTTCCAGATGATCTAAGTGACCCTGTGACTGCTAAACTAGTTCCTGTGGCTGCGCCAATATTTGGAGTCACCAATGTAGGTGTGTTAGCAAATACGTTTGCGCCTGTGCCAGTTTCATCGGTTAATGCCGAGGCAAGATTTGCCGATGTAAATGAACCCAAAGATGTGGCATTGCCGACTGACGTAATAGCACCAGTCAGATTTGCGTTTGTGGTCACATTACCTGCGGTCAATCCAGCAGCCGTGCCTGTGATATTTGTGCCAACAAGTGCGGATGGTGTACCAAGTGCTGGAGTAACCAAGGTTGGGCTGGTTGCAAATACCAATGAACCTGTGCCAGTTTCATCAGTCATTGCCGCCCGTAAATTAGCACTGGTTGGGTTTGCCAGAAACGCTTGAATGCCTGCGGCATAAACAGTCTCAGCATTGATCTGATACCAAGAGTTTGTGGGTTGATAAAACCGAATGGCTGTGGCAGTCCCTGCACCTAAGAACGACACACCACCATAAAGAGCAGTTGCACCATTCAGCGCAATCGTTAGGGAGGTGATCTCTTGTGTGGTGGTAATCAGCACCGTAGTGCCATCAGGCACACCAGTATTCAAAGGCAGGGTGATCGTGCCACTTGCTAGTGTTCCAGCAGGTTGCAACAGCATCCATTGGTCTTGGCTAACTGGAGTTGGAACGGTGATGTTGAAACCAGAGCCAGGCACATACAGATTCACTGACAAAGTTGGCGATGCAAAACTTTGTTGGAAAAACGTCAACAGATTGCCAATGGACAAACGTCTTGCATCCCCATTATTAGGCGAGTAAACGGGTAACTGGTCTCCGCTTGAAACAGTGCTGAGTACTGGTAACTGATTGATTTGTGGCATGACTGTCCTTAGTAATATTCGAGAGGCCCATCAGGGCCAGCAGTAACAGGATTGGCTGGTGGTCTGATAAAAGGATTATCGTAGACCCTCCAAGGCTTATTGCCAGCACCAGCAGGCATTGTTGCCGGAAGTTGCTGTTCAAGCGGGAATGTGGCTCTTTGCAACAGAATGTCATAACCCTGCTTGGCAGTGGCTTTTGTATCAGGCATCACTGTCTTGCCAAACATTGGTGCAAGTCTGATACCTAGACTG